GCAGGTCCTCCTGGTCCTCCAGGACCACCAGGTCCAGAAGGAGATGATGGAGATGATGGAACACCTGGAACTCCTTCTACTGTTGCTGGCCCACCAGGACCTCCAGGTACACCAGGAAATGATGGAGATGATGGAGATGATGGAACACCTGGAACTCCTTCAAATGTAGCAGGTCCACCAGGTCCACCAGGAAATGATGGTGATGATGGAACTCCTGGTCAAGATGGAACTCCTGGTCAAGATGGAAATCCAGGTTCTGATGGAGATGATGGAACACCTGGAACACCAGGAAATGATGGTGATGATGGTGAGGATGGAACTCCAGGACAAGATGGAAATCCTGGAACTCCAGGTCAAGATGGAACTCCAGGTCAAGATGGAACTCCTGGAACTCCAGGTGCTGCTGGTGCTGCTGGTGTTCCTTCAGGAGCAACTATGTTGTTTTATAGTTCATCTGCTCCTACTGGATGGAGTCAGGTAACATCACATAATAATAAAGCACTTAGAGTTGTAAGTGGTTCTGGTGGTGGATCTGGTGGTAGTAATGCATTTACTAGTACTTTTGCTAGTAGGAGTTTAAGTGTTAGTGGATCTGGATCTGCTAGTGGAACTACTGGTAGTGATGGTGGAGAAAGTGTAAGTATTAGTGGATCTGTTAGTGGTAATTGTGGTGGATCACAAATAATGTATCAGAACACTACTCAAGCTTGGCTTTCTGTTGCTCAGATGCCATCTCACGATCACTCATATCATGCTCCTCTTGGAACTTCGGGTGGTCAATATGGTCTTCAAGATACTGGAAATGCTGGTTCTTCAGGAACTCCTAGTGTTGCTAGTAAGGGTGGCAGTGACTACCACACACATGCTATAATAATGTATACTATAAGTGGTTCCAATTTCAGTTTCAGTGATAGTTTTACTGCTTCTGGATCAACTAGTGATCACACTCACAGTTTTGAGGATACTAGCATATCTGTTAGTAGTTCAGGTTCTCTTGACTTGTCAGTTATGTATGTTGATGTTATAATATGTACAAAGAATTAATATAATGAAACTTGAGCAGGGGAAATTCTGCCCTTTGATTGGTAAAGATTGTATTGGATTACAATGTTCTTGGTTTACTCAAGTTCGTGGTATGAATCCTAATACAGGAGAAGAAATTGATGATTGGAGTTGTGCAGTTACTTGGTTGCCAACTTTAATGATTGAAAACTCACAGCAACAGAGACATACTAGTTCTGCTATTGAATCCTTTAGAAATGAAACTGTGAAATCGACTATGAAAGCACAAGAAATATATCAAAGAGAATTGGAATTAAAAGCCCAAGAAAGATTAATGCAATCTAGACAAATAAAAAATGTAACGGACATAGAACAATGAAAATTCAAGTTGTACCTCCCGATAAAACCATAGCTATTGATGGTGTTGCAGTACATCCTTGTACTCATGTTGATCTTTCATGGATTCCATCAGATGTTCATGGAATGTTTTTTGATACTGTTAAAGGAAAAGGTTTTATTGAATATGAAGAAGATGCTGTAGATGGAAATGGAGATAAAAAATGGGGTGAGGAGATTACTGAAATTGGTATCTGGCAACAAGCAGTAACTGATCATGCGAATGAACAAACCCTTGCGGCTGCTGCATATGAGGCAGCAAGAAATCATTTACAGGAAGTAAAGGATTATAGAAATGCTTTATTGATGTGGTCTGATTGGACTCAAGGTAATGATTCCCCATTAAGTTCTAGTAAGAAAACTGAGTGGGCGACATATCGTCAGGAATTAAGAGATATTCCAGCAACTATAGCAGCAGATTCTAATTTAACAGCAAAAGCATTAGCAGACGATCATTCTCATTCTTCTTGGCCAACAAAACCTTCGTAATTAATTAATGAATATTATTGGTATACATGGAGCTGTGGATTGGGATCCACATGACATGAAATCATTGAATATGGTACATGATTCTGGTGCTACTTTATTTGTGGATGGTAAACATGTTAGAAGTATTGATGAGGAACGTCTCTCTAGAAGAAAGTATGATGGTAGATTTCCCCATAAATCAATAGATTATTGTTTGGGTGATATAAAGAAAGAGGATATTGATATTGTTTGTTTCTCTCCTTCAGGTGTAGAGAAATGTCATAAACAAAGTATTATGAAAGTTATTAGTAATACTTTTCATAATATATTTCCTAATGCTAAGGTGTGGTTTGTTAGTCATCATTTAGCACATGCTGCTTCTTCTGTTTTTACAGCACCATTTAATAGTGGTAGTTTCTTAACACTTGATGGTCTTGGTAGTGGTCTTTGGAATTTGGCATTTGGTAATGTTACAAGATATGAGAATAATAGTATTGGATATTTTGATAAGAATAAGAGATTGTTTAGAACTTTTAGAATGCAGGATTGGGTAGCAACTAATAGTTTTGGTGATTTTTATGGAACAATGTCAAACCATATTTACTTTGATAAATTTGATAAAGATCCAGATCATTACCATAATTGTGAAGGTAAAGTGATGGGTTTATCTGCTTATGGAAAATGTGATATTGAAGATATACCATTTACAAAATCTACCGAAGATTCTAAAGAAATATTTGATATAGATCAATATGAATTTGGACTTCCTTTTGTTAATTTTTATGATTATCGAAAGGTTATTGTTGATCTTATTAATCAAGGATATTCTCCTGAAGATAAAGCACGTTGGCTTCAGAAGAATTATGAAGAGTCTTTTGTTTATTTGATAAAGGAGTTAAAGAAAGATTATTTGGAAGATAATATTTGTTTTGCTGGTGGATGTTTTTTAAATATTAGTGCTAATAGTTTAATAAGATCTTTATTTAATAGTATTCATATTCCACCATACCCAAACGATTCTGGTGTTCATTTTGGAGCAGCAGTTTGGGCATCATATAAATCTAAAGAAATCATTGAAATTCCATATAATATTGCTCTTTTAGGTAAATCTTATAATGATAAGGATATTGAGGAAGCAATTGGTTTCAAAGATTTAAGAAATATTGGTGAGATTAAATATAACAAATATAAAGATTTTGATGAACTATGTGAAATAGTTGCTAAACATCTTGAGGATAATAAGATTGTTGCTTGGTTCCAAGGTAGATCTGAACATGGTCCTCGTGCTCTTGGATCTAGATCTATTCTAATGAGTCCTAGTAAGAAAGAGAATAAGGATATAATGAATAGTAGAGTTAAGCATAGGGAATACTGGAGACCTTTTGCTGGTATAACCTTAGAAGGTAGAGGATATGATTCATCATACATGTTATACTCAGAGCAAGTTTTAACTGATGATGTACCTGCTATTACGCATGAAGATAATACATGTAGAATGCAAACTGTTAATGATGAATTGAATCCAAGAATGTGTGATTTACTTCGTAAGTTAAAGAATCCTGTTTTGTTGAATACATCATTCAATGATAATGGAGAACCTATTGTTGAATCACCAGAAGATGCTATAATAGCATTTAAGAATATGGATATTGATTATCTTGTTATGGGGAACTACTTAATATCATGAATGATCTCATACAACTTATAAAAATTTTAGAACCAAATGAATTAAAATATATCAATGATTATATTGATACATTAGAGTTTCGTGATTGTAAGGTTTTTGGAAAAGAAGGAAAAAACTATGTTAATAATGATATTAGATCAAGTAGTGGATTAACATTGGATGATAACACTAAGGGAACTATAATGTTACACCAACGTATTAATGTTGGTTTAGAGGCTTATTATAAGAAAGTTAAATCTATTCATCAAAATTTTTCATATTATCCAGTTCCTTGTGGTATAGGAACTAAATGTTGGAGAGAGGGGATACAGGTATTAGAATATCAACCTGGACAAAAGTATAGATTTCATCATGATGCTGCTACTGATAAAAAATTAACTGAATATGAAAGAAAGGTAAGTGTTATATTATATTTAAATGAAGGTTTTGAAGGTGGTGGTACGGAGTTCATACACACAGCCTTGAAACCTAAGCCAGGATATGCTATAATATTTCCATCTAATTGGTGTTATCCTCATTCTGGTCAAAAAGTAATCAGTGGTAAAAAAAGGATAGCAGTTACTTGGTATTACGTTGATTGGGCTTAATTATTATGGATCCAGAAACATTTGTAGAAAAAGTTGTCATTGATGTTTGTTCTAAAAGATTCAAACTTTATAGTGATCAAGGTGAAGTGCGACATGTGAATTGTGAAACAACTCAACAATTTATGGATGTGTTAGAAGTAGTTACTAATCAAGCAGACTCAAGTATTATAGAATATGCTGAGATAACAGTGAATTAATCGCAGCTAAATAGAAACATAGAAATCTTTTGGCCAAAAGTATAAGAAGATGCCTTTAAATAAGTTAGAGAATTTTATAAAGAATACTGAGGGACGTATTCTTTATGTAAATCCAAATGATCTTGATGCTACTGATGGTATTGAAAACGAAGGTAATTCGTTAACAAAACCGTTTAAGACTATTCAGAGGGCATTATTAGAATCAGCAAGATTTTCATATATTGAAGGAAACGATAACGATATTGTTGAGAAGACAACTATATTATGTTTTCCTGGTGAGCATTTAATAGATAACCGACCAGGTTATGGTATTAAAACAGTATCTGGAGATGCTAGAGCAGTAAAACCAGATGGTGGAGTAAGTAATCTAGGAGCAACAGAAACCTTTAGTTTAACTCTTAATTCAAATTTTGATTTAACACAAAGTGATAATATTCTTTATAAGTTTAATAGTGTTCATGGTGGAGTTATTATCCCTCGTGGAACTTCATTAGTTGGACTAGATTTAAGAAAGACAAAAATAAGACCTAAGTATGTTCCAAATCCAACAGATCCTGATGTTCCATATTCATCGATCTTTAAGGTTACTGGTACATGTTACTTCTGGCAGTTTACATTGTTTGATGGTGATGAAAGTACTACAGTATATACTGATCCAAAGGATGATGGTCCAACTAACCAATCGAAACCAACTTTCTCACACCATAAGCTAACTTGTTTTGAATATGCTGATGGTATTAATGTTATTGGTGATTATCAGTTAACTGATTTACAAGTATATTATAGTAAGTTATCTAATGCATTTAATAGGGCATCTACTAGAGAAGTTCGTTTTAAGTATCCTACATATCCAAACGATTTTGCTCCAGTAAGACCTGAGTTTGAAATAGTTGGTGCTTTTGCTACAGATGCTCTTGGTATTGAAGATATTTTTTCAGGAGATGGTAATACAGCAGGAAGTGTAGTAACTGTTACAACAAAATCTGCTCATGGTTTAAGTAGTGGTACACCAATTAAAATTAAAGGTGTAAGTGCTCTTGACTATAATATTTCAACAAAAGTTAAGACTGTAATTGATGAGAATAGATTTACTTATCTATTATCATTTGTAAAACCAACTTTACCTGCTGGACGTAATAGTGGTCTAGGTTTTGGGGAAGCAGAAGTTCAAGTTGAAACTGATACTGTAACAGGTGCTTCACCATATATCTTTAACTGTTCTCTAAGATCAGTATATGGTATGCAAGGTATGCATGCTGATGGATCTAAGGCAACTGGTTTTAAATCAATGGTTGTGGCACAGTTTACTGGTGTCTCACTACAAAAAGATGATCGTGCCTTCATTAAGTATAATGAAACTAGTAGACAATATGCTGGATTAACACCTGCTGTTCAAAAGGGTGAAACTTTAGCAGCTAAATCATCTTCTACTAATGTAGAGCAAGTATATCATTTAGATTCTGGTGCTGTTTATAGACCAGATTGGGAGACAACTCACGTAAAAGTTTCTAATGATGCTGTTATACAGATCGTTTCTGTATTCGCTATTGGATATCATACACACTTTAGAATGTTATCTGGTGCTGATGCTTCAGTTACTAACTCTAACTCTAACTTTGGACAATTTGCTCTTGCTGCTGATGGATTTAAGGAAAGAGCATTTGCTAAAGATAATAAAGGATTTGTAACTTCTATCATTACACCAAGAGCTGTTGTTGGTCAAGAGCAGAGAGTTGACTGGCTTCAGATTGATAAGATCATGACTGAAGAGGTTCTTGATAATACTGCAGCACCTGTTCCAGGACGTTTATATTTACTTGGTAATAAAAACTTATTTAATCCACCTTCATCAATTGCTCAAGGATTTAGAATTGGTGCTAGGATAGGTGAAAAGTTATATGTGGATAATGTTGGTAGTGGTGATGCGTATAAAGCAACCATTGTTATGTCCAATGGAACCTTTACAACAACAGAATCAACTTCTGAGAAATCATATAAGGCATTACATTCAAATCCAGTTGATAATGTTAATGAAGCAATCTATACAATAGATGGTTCGCATGAATTACAGAATGGTGAATCTATAAGAATTATATCTGATAGTGGTGAACTTCCTGCAGGATTACAAGCACATCAAGTATATTATGCAATTACAAAAGATGGAGATTCAAATTTAGGTATTAATCAAATTAAGATTGCTGGATCAAAAGCAAATGCTGATTTACCTGTTCCTGAATTTATTAGAACTTCATTTACTTCTGCTGAAGGAAGACTAACTGTTGTTAGTAGAATATCTGATAAGAGTCCTGGTGAATTAGGTCATCCAATTCAGTTTGATGATACTCTTAAAACAGTTACTAGAAATGGTGTACAAGAATCTGGACCTGCTGGTTGGTTTGTACATGTTTCAACAACAGAAACAAATACCATTTATTCTAAGGATGTACCTGCTGATGATGGTTTAAGTAATTTTGAAAATGATGATGAAGTACCTATTCCATATGTTCTAAGAAAGGTTGATGATAGAAGTTTAGATGAAAAGATCTATAAAGTTAGATATGTAATACCTAAAGAAGTTAGAGGTGCTAAAGATCCTACAGATGGATTCATTCTTCAAGAATCTAGTTCAACTGGTGTTACTAACATTAGTGATTTTACTGCGACAAGTATTGGAGCAGGTAATCCAGATCCAACTAATTATGATCCAGGTTATAATTTTAATAAGAATTTAAAACTATTAACAACTATATCATATGATGTTGGTACTAAGATAGCAACTGTTAGAACTGATCAACTACATGGTCTTAAAGTTGGAAATAAAGTTACTGTAAGGAATGTAACTACAACATCTAACCCTGATGGTTTATTTGAAAAAGAATTTAATGGAGTCTTTGCTGTTGCTAGTGTAATTAATGATAAGACTTTTACTTATAAAGTAGTTGAATTGGTAGATGGAGAACCAGATGAAGATAAAGAGATATATGTTGGAACTATTAATATTGATACTAATATCAGAACAACTTCTCTTCCAAGGATTGAAAGAAATGATACTAAAGAGAACCTATATGTCTATAGATCTGAAGTAATTACACCATATGAAGAAGGAATTCAGGATGGTATATATCATCTATTTGTTCTTAATGGTAATAATAGTGCTGAAGGTGCTTTTGCTTCCCGTAAATATAATCAAAGTATTGTTGATCTATATCCACAACATGATAGAGATAATTTAGAGGATAACCCACCAGAAGCAAATACATTTGCTCCAGCTACTCCAATTGGATCAACTATAACTAATGATCTTAAGAAGAGTATTACTAGGGAAACCGCAAATAGGTTCTTATCAACATTTAATGTATCGAATACTATTTTAACATCATCAAATGGAACCACTGAAACAGCAATAACATTAGATACTGAGCATCAATTAAATGGTGTTAGATATTATAATGGTAATATAACTGTTAATAATGCTGGTGGACAGGGTGATCTTCCTGTTAATGGTACATATTATAATGTAAAATTATTTGATAATAGTGGACAACCATCAACAGCACCTTGGAAAGGAGCAACAGTAGATGTTGTTGTTGATAGTAGTGCTCCACAAAAAGATGCTAATGGTTTCTTAAAAATAAATCAAGGTGGTTCTGGATATAAATCTGGAGATGTTTTGTATTTTGATTCCTCTCTTCCTACTGAAGGTGGTATTGGTGGAACTCCAATTTGTTCTATAACATTAGCAGAAAAGCATATTTCTATTGCCGATAACAATTATGTTCAAGTAACTGGTATAACAACAGCTACTGATGGATATTATATGGTTAAAGAAGTTAGTGGATCAAAATCACTAACTCTTCATAAACATACTGATGATGTTATTCATGTTGGACAGCAGATCATTGATATGGGTCCAGCATTAGAGGTTTCTAGTTCTACTAAGGTAACTGGTACTAGTGGAGTGAATCTAAAGTATGATTTTACTACTTCTACACCTCATGGATTGGTGAAAGGTAATAGGTTCAGAATACTTAGTGCTACATATATGACTTTAGGTGATTTTATTGTAGATGAGGAATTAGAGACTTCAAAGAAATTTAGTGCTAATGTTGCTGGTCCAGGAGATGGATTTACTGTCATCCCTCCAAGGTACATCTTAAAGCATGGAATGTCATCTCATGAGGGTATTTCTGGTAAATCTGATGAAAACTTAGGTGCTAGAAGTTTACCTATGGTTGGACATGATGTAATTCTTACAGGTCAAGCAGTTACTCCTACTGATGGTAAGTTTACAGTAACATTATATGATGGAACATTTGATGTAAATGATGCTAAACCTTCGATAGAAGCTAAGTTCCCATTAGGATCTTATCTACAATGTGGTAGTGAGATAATGAGGGTTACTCATAGTACACTACAAGGTAGTGGAAATAATGAGTTGTATGTTATTAGGGGTGCTTTAGGAACAAATGTAGATAATCATAAAACAGGTGCAGTTCTTAATAGAATACAACCTAAAGCAATGGAGGTTCGTAGACCTTCTATCTTGAGGGCATCTGGTCATACATTTGAATATCTTGGTTATGGTCCAGGTAACTATTCAACTGGTTTACCACAAATATCTGATAGAACTCTAACAGAAAGAGAAGAGTTCTTAGCACAATCACAAGAAACTTCTTGTGGTACTGTTGTTTACACAGGTATGAATGATAAGGGTGATTTCTATATTGGAAACACTAAGATCTCAGCAGATAGTGGACAGCAGACTACATTTGATATTCCAATACCAACTGTAACGGGTGAAGATCCAAGTAAGTTGAGTGTTGTATTTGATGAGGTAATCGTTAAAGAGAGATTACTTGTTGAAGGTGGAACTACTAAGCAAATTCTATCTCAGTTCAATGGTCCTGTAACCTTTAATGGTATTACTAGATTTACCAAAGATATGATCACCAACAACATTAAGGTTGGTGGTACTAATGATGGTGTACTTACTATTAATAATCAGACTGATATTGAATATGATTGTTCAACTAATAAGAATAATGAAGGTGTTCTTGTTGTAAAAGGTGGAGCAACTTTCCATAAGAAGGTAAGTATTTGTGGAACTTTAGGTGTTTGGGGTACTACTGGTATTTCAACCTTTATGCATAGTGTTAATATTGATAAAGATTTAACTGTTGATCGTAATTCTGAATTTAGTGGAATAACAACATTTAAAGGTGGATCTCATTTCCCAAGTAATAAATTCTTAACATTTGGTAAGGCGACTCCTGCTGATGCTAGGGGATGGATTTATCATGATGATGTAAGTGGAATGGATAACTTTAGAGTTACCGCACTAGGTCCAGATACGCATCTTTACTTACAGAGTGATGAAAAGGTTGTTATTGGTAATAAAAACAATAGTGAATATGGTATAGTTTATAATAAGGGTTCTGATGTTGAATTGTTCTATGGTGGAGGAACTGCTGCTTCTGCTGCTAAACTACTTACTCAAGCTACTGGAGTTAAAGTTCAGGGACAATTAGATGTTACTCAGGATATTATTGCTTTCTCAGGTTCTGATAGAAGACTAAAAGATAATATTACACCTATTCCTAATGCTCTTGAAAAGGTTATTTCGATTAGTGGTAATACCTTTAATTGGAATTCAGCATCTAGTAAAGATGGGAAAGGAGATACTGGTGTGATTGCTCAAGAAATTGAAGCACTTGGATTACCTGGTTTAACTACTATTCGAGATGATGGTACACATGCTGTTGCTTATGAAAAACTTGTTCCTCTTTTAATTGAGGCAGTTAAAGATTTGGCTAAGACAGTTTCTGAATTAGAGCATGATTTGAGGTTCAAAAAATAAAGACCAATCTAACTCATAAATAGATAAAAAACATATTCAGATGGCGAATATTAAAAAATCATTCAATTTCCGAAGTGGAGTACAGGTTGATGATAAATCTTTAATCGTTGATGCTCTTGGTGCTGTTGGTATAGGAACTACAAATCCTACAAACGCCCGTTTGGATGTTTATGGTGGTGATATTAAAACATCTGGAAATGTTATTGGAGAGATAGGAAATTTTACTAAGATTATAGCGACTGATTTAGATATAACAAATGTTAATCTTACTTCAAATGTTAGTGGATCTGGTGTTAAGATAGGAGATCCTGTTGGTGTTATAACTGCTCAAACTGTTGGTGAAACAGTTACTTATTATGGAGATGGTCAATATTTAGAAAACATTCCAACATCTCAGTGGATTGATAAAGATGTTGGATTGGGATTTGTTAGTATTTACGCTGCTGGTAATGTAGGTGTTGGAACTGAAGATCCTAGACATACTCTGCAAATTGGTGGTAATAATAATCCAAATGCTTTTGAGGAAGGAGTTGGTATTAATTCTGAAGGTGGTATTGTAGCAACTGGTGTTGTTACTGCTACAACATTTAAAGGAAATCTTACTGGTGACATTACAAGTGTTGAGTCTAATATTACACAGGTAGAATCAACTTATATTAATAATAGTGGTATTGTTACTACAACAGATCTTCATGTAACAGGCATAACAACAACACCTAAGATTGAAGGTGTAAATATTATTAGTCAACCACATGGACCTACTGAGACTATTATAGTTACTGTTGCTCCTAAGACTTCTAATAACAGATATTATAATGAGGGAAATTCTAATGCGTACTATCTAGATGGTAAAGAAGCACCATTTTTAACTTTAGTTCCTGGTAGGACATATAGATTTGATCAAAGTGATCCAACTAATACTGCTTATCCACTTAGATTTTATTATGATTCATTAAATGATTCAGTTTATGGTGGTGGTTTAAATGTTGTTGGTGCTCAAGGAACTGCTGGAGCATATGTTGATATAACAATAACTGAAAGTACTCCACAGGTAATATATTATGATTCTGCTTCTGCTGCTTTTAAATTAGGTAATGTTATTAAAACAAATTCTGCAGCTCAAGTTCATAATCTTCAAGTTGTTGGTGTATTAACTGCTACAAATAATATTGTTGGAAGTTTAATTGGTGATGTTACTTCAACAAAATCTACATTTGATCAAGTAGATACGCTTCATATAAACACTACAGGTATAGGAACTTTTAGTGAATTATTAGCCACACAATCTTTTACTGGTATTACTACATCTGAATTAGCACATGTTCAAAATGGATTGGGTGTTGGTATTAATAATCCTAAGAGAATTGTTGACATATATTCATCTGGAATAGCAACAGTTGATGTTGTTGGAAGAGAATCAGCAATGATTCAGATTGGGCAAAATTATACTGTAACAGCAGGTATAGGAGAAAGTGTTGGTATTGTAAGATTTGGAACTCAGGATAAGACTTTTGAGTTAATCAATGCTGATTTAGGAGATTTTAATTCTTATATACATTCTGGTAATTTTGTCGGTGTTAATACAGGTAACTTTAATTGGATATATGGACAGACCAATCAAAAGTTAATGTCTCTTACTTATGATGGTAAGTTAGGTATAAATAAACCAGATCCTGAAGTACAATTAGAT